CTGCGGCTGCCTGTGCAGCCTGAGCTGCTTCGATTGCTGCTTCTGCGTCATCGATAGCGACTTCAACTCGCGCCGCGAAATCCCTGTACCACTGTTCCTTTGTCGGCTCCGGGACTACATCGCCGACATCGATGGTCTTGAATACAGGCGTGTCCGCGATCTGCGATTTCAGGACATAGTCTGTATCGTCCACCTTCAGCACGAAGAAGAGTGTTCCGCTGATCGCGCATGCGTTCTTCGGGATGATCCAGCCGAAGCGGACCTGGTCGGTGCTCATCTCAGCGTTAACTGCTTCGCTCGTGCCATAATAAGTGCCGGCAAGCGCATACTCAATGCCGAATGACTTTCCGGAGATGTCGATGCCGTCCCAATATCTGGGGAGCACGAATTTGATGTACTGGCTGTTCTCCTCGCCGGCGACAAGTGCCTGGCCGACGATCTTCTCGAGTTTTTTGGTCTCGGCTGACATCTCAAACACAAGCGTGTCTGTGTAGTCCTGCGGCGTATAGCCGCTGATCTGAGTCCATGATGTATCTGCCATGTCTTAGCCTCCTTAATAAACCCTAATGATAGTAAGTCGTACGGTTATCGATGATGTGTTGGCGATTTTGAGGAGTCCACTGCCGCCGTCGCTTAAAGCAACATTACTCGCCGTGCTGATCGCCTTGATTCCGAGCGCGTTGCCAGTTGTCGTCCCGACAAGATACATGCCCCTAATGCCGTTATCCGTCGAGGCACCATTGACCATTACCAAATACATGCCAAGTGCCACCAGTTGTCTGTATCCATTACTATTCGCCGCGACATTGGATGTATCAAAACTGACAAGTCCCGATGTCTTTGAGACAAGGGTGTCAATCCTGCCCTTCTGGGTGTTGAGGTTTGAGTTGGTCGTACTAAGGCTTGTGTTTGTTGTGTTGACCTTCGTGAGCAACTCGTTGATGGCTGCCAGCGCGTTCTTCGCCGACGTGTTAAGATTTGCCGTACCAACTCTGTTGGACACTGTGGTCAATGTACTCGACAGCGTATTGATCGCGTTCTGCAGGTTGTTCTTGGTCGTGTTGATCAGATTCGTCAGCGTGGTACCGAGCGCGTCGACATACGACTTACTCGGTACCTCTGCATATTCGACCAGCCTCGTCACTGACTCGATCGTGATGCCGTCGATGTTGACCGTAAAGAGCGGGAAGTCCACCAGCGTGTCCCCTCCCGTGATCGAACCTGTGTTATAGCTCGGTGCTGCGGGATTAGATGACGCCGGGGTGCCCGTGATGACCACGAGCTCCATGCTCTCGATCTTCGTTCCGGATTCTCTTGTGTATCGGGCTACGATCAGGTCCTTCCGCTTTGTTCCCTGGGAGCCGTTCTCGATCGCCAGTGACTCCGATGTGCCGCGCGGGATCTCAGCTGTACAGCCTTCCGCGATCAGGAGGCCGTCCGCGATCTGGACCTCATTGGCAGAGATCACAGATGCAGCCATCAGTGAGCCAACGTTCCCGATGATATAGGTCCCGCTGCCGAAGATCCCGATGTTTGTGAGTCTGTCCTGCTGGGACGTGACGTGTCCCTCGCTCTTGTATCCTGTGATTATTTCCACTCTTCAGCCTCCTTCTTTGTGGCTCTGAGCGCCGCAAAAGCCTGGACCGGCTCTACGGTTACGCTTACGTCGTCTTCCAGTTTGTATTCGATGCTCTGTGAGCCGTTCTTCGACGTGACTATTTTCCCCGCGATCGGTGAGGTCATGGTCATGCCTGACAGGTAATCCCTGCCGCCGACGATGTCCCCGATCCCTATATCCCTCTCGGCGTCAATGGTCATGCCGAAGCTGTTATCATTCATCAGCGACTCCAGCCTGTCGCGGCCTGACTTGATCAGATCCGGCAGCTCGCCGCCTGAGTAGTCGAATACCTCTGCGATCTCATCAGCACCGAAGAAGTGCTGCACGGTGTCGATGTTGCCGTTTGCATCGACGTACCAGTGGTACACCGTCCGGTCCTTGAGCTCGCCTTTCCCAAGGCAGATCAGGTGGTTGACGCCGTCCTGCTGGGACTTCATGGTGTAGTCTGTCCGCATATCAGACGAGAGCTCGACCTGCTGGGAATAGTCCACGATCGGGACTGCCGACACGACCACGGATTTAAGTGTCTGTGAGTAGGACAGCTCCAGCCGGTAGCCTACCGATTTCAGGAGCTTTGTCAGCCCCTCCTCGAGATTGCAGTACCTGTCGTACTGGTAGCCGCTCACGGTCACTCCGGTGCTCTCGGAGCTGCCGACAAAAAGCCCGGGGAAAGCTGCTTCTACCCGGGCCTTGACGATCGCGTTCAGCTCCCCGCTGTCCGTAGCGTAATCCTGTCCGGATGGCGGCGAGATGATCTTTTTCTGCATCATCCCTCGCCACGTATAGCCGCCGAGGCAGATGCTGTCCTGCGCTGTATTTGTCTCAAGTCTGCGGTAGATCCCGCCGTACTCTGTGCCCGGTATGTATAGCCTGGCTCCCTGCGGGATGTGCTCATAATCCCATCCTCGGGAGAGCACGATCTCGAAGCTGTTATCGCTTCGGCCTACCTCAAAGTCGTATGTCCTGTACATCAGGAAGCGCAGCTCTGTTCCGGCGCTGTCAGCCAGTATAAGTCTTTTCATGGCTGCACCTCCTACCTCGGCTCGCTCCGCTCTTCGTACAAGGTCAGATCAAAACCAAACGTCCCGGACCAGTCGAGCGCGAGCTTCCCCGGAGGGATCTGCTCGAACACTGACTCCTCTTTGTTTCTCAGGTCGAATACGTTGACCTTCTGCCCGGTAGCCGTTGTCTTGACGACCGTCCCCAGCTTCGAGTTGATCACGATGTATTCCGCAGCGGCGAGGTTATCGAAGACCTGATATGCATGATCGTTGATAAGGATCCTCGGGTCCACTGCGGGACCGTAGATCGTCATACGAAAATCAGACTTGAACGGAAAATCCGTCACCCATATCTTCGATCCTGAGCCTCCGGAATAGTAATCGTAGGGATAGTCGTAAGGATAATCCAGGAAGGGCTCTGACTCGCTGGATGTCGGGAGGAAGCTGCGCGTCTCCTCTTTGATCCAGAACGGATAAGGGCACCAGAACAGCACAGTGTTGTCGACCTGGATGTTGCCCTCGCCCGGCTTTGTGGAGCTCTCAGTGGCATAGCATTCGATGTAGTAGTCGTTCCATATCAGGCGTCCCGGGGTCAGGTTTCTGATGTCGAGCTCGAAGTCGTCATGCATCTCTTCGAGCTGCGCCAGCTTTTCCTTGGACGTACCGAACAGCGACAGAGTAGCCTCGTACTCGGCAGCAGGCCGCGAAAAAGCGGACACACGCTCACCTAATCTGAGCCTGACCGTGTCCGCTTCCCATTTCCACTCGTGAAAGTTCGCGCCGGATCCTGTCCGCAGCGTATCGCTTCTCAGGTTGTATGATCTGCCGCTTGAAGCGACATATCGTAAATTTACTCCGCTCATGTTATCGCTCCATGCTTTCTAAGAAGTCTTGCAAATTCTCTGTCGCTGATCACGAAGGACATCTCTGCGAGAGCCTTGATAAGGCTTCTGTACATCTCAGCCGCGTGTCTGTCACCCGACTGGATGATCCTGTCCGCGATCTCATCCAGCTTCTTCCACAGTGTATCGAGCGGCAGTACCGCCTCAGGTCCTGCTTCGCCGACGCCGATCACGGATGCTCCGTCGAAAATACCGCCGGTCTTGTACCAGTCGATCCCGAAGTGCGGGACGCTTGGAGGGTTCAGCGAGAATTCGCCGGTGATGTACGGATGCGGCAGCTTAAGATCCGGAAGGCTCCATGAAAAATCAAAGAAGCTCTTGATCTTGTCTATCGCATCCCGGACTTTATCGCGCGCGCCCTCTATCTTCTCCTGTATCTTGTTCTTGATGTCGTCAAACTTCTGAGTGACCGTACTCTTTGCGCTCTCAGCCTTCTCTTCGATGCTGCTCTTGATGTCATCAAATTTCTGTTTCACATTGGACTTGATGTTCTCTACAGCCGAGCCGATATTGCTCTTCAGGTTGTTCCATGCTGTCGTGACCTTTTCCT